GCGGTAAAAACCAACCCCGGCACCACGGCGCCCACCGACAACTACGACCTAAAGCTCCTGGCCGACGGCGTGGACATCATGGGCGGGGCTCTCCAGAACAGGGACACCGCGAACACCGAGTGGGCCATTCCTCTCTGCGGGTCGCTGGCCTACCAGCCGGTGCTCAGGAGTTCGACGGTCACCGCGTTCGCCGAGAACAACCTCGTGGCCAACGCCACCGTGGTGCTCGAAGTCTGGGTCGAAGGCTACTAGCCGACGGGCGGAACACCCAAACCCGAGGGGGCGCACCTCCTCGCCCCCTCGGGTTTTTCACGCAGGAGACGCCATGGCGGCACCCCGGACACGAGACAGGCAGAGCGGCAGACTGACCCGCCTGCAGCGCATCATGGGCAACGACCTCACGGCCATGATGTTCCTCTGGAGGGCCTGCATGGACGCCGAGCGCATGCCCACGAAGGGGGAGGCCGGGGAGCTCCTGCTCCGAAGCGGCCGGGTCAACCGGGCACTGAGAAACTATGCGAGAGAGGTGGCGCATGCCTGACGCAGTGAAAACATTCCCCCCCGCCTTCCTGGAGGCCTTCACCCAGGTGGTCGACATCGAGGGCGGCTTCACAAGGGACCCGAAGGACAAGGGCAACTGGACCGGAGGCAAGTGCGGCATCGGCATCCTCCGGGGCACCAAGTACGGCATCAGCGCGGCCCGCTACCCGAACCTCGACATCGAGCACCTCACGCTCGACGAGGCCCGGGCCCTCTACTTCTGGGACTTCTGGAAGGAGCTCGGGCTCGACCGCATCGATGACGCGCAGATCGCGGGGGAGCTGTTCGACACCGCGGTTAATTGCGGCCCGGGAGAAGCGGGAAAAGACGCCCAGAAGGCGCTGCGCTACCTGGGGGAGATCATCCTGGTGGACGGTATCATCGGCAAGGACACCATCGGGCTGCTCAACAAGTGGTGCGCCAAGGACGCGCCGGCCCTGATGAAGGCGGTGAATGGCTACCAGTTCATGCACTACGAGGCCATCGTGATGGCGGCCCTGGCCAACCCGGCCGACTTCCGCGAGGGATACGCGCACGGCTGGCTGAAGCGCATCCAGGTATACCGGGGGGAGGCGTGATGGATGCCGGATGGGGGCTCACCATCCTGGGACTGAGCGTCCCGTTCGGGGCCGCCATCCTCAAGTTCGTGCCGGCCTATGTGCCGGGCGGAAAAGAGACATCCAGGCAGGAGCCGGCCGCGGTCGCGATGACGTCCCGGCAATGCCCCGATCACCGGCACCTGGTGAAGGCGATCGAGGAGATAAAGAGGGATCAGAAAGAAAACTCAAACTCGCTCCACGAAAAACTGAACCATGTCGCCACCGATGTATCCAGGCTGTGCGGGTACCTCGAGGGCAAGGGCAAGCAGATTCAAAAATAACGAGGAGGACGCAATGAGTATCTGGATCAGACTGGCGGTATTTCTACTGGGTCACGTATCGGCGCCCATCACTGAGGCGCTGCACAAACTGTTCGACACCCTCGAGGAGAAGGCCAAGGCGAGCGAGAACAAGCTGGACGACTACGCCGTGGGCCTCGCCCGGTTCGTGATCCTGGGCGAGTACACCTCGAGCGAGAGCGGCCAGATGGAGAGCGTGGTGGAAACGCTCCTGGGCAAGATGAGCGAACCGCTGCGCGAGCTCTTCCATCAGGGCCTGCTCGGGCTCCAGAAACTCGCGGCCACTACCACCACCCCGTTCGACGACATCGCCGTCAAACTGCTGCTGAACGTGCTGTTCCCGACCCCGGGATCGTCCGTGGCCGTGGCTACAGTTATCCCTGCCGGCGCCCAGGAAAGCCAAAGGTAACGCGGAGGAAATTATGAAATTCAAGAATTACGGAATCGGTATATTCATCGCTCTGCTCGCCCTCGTCCTGCTGGCCGGGGCGATCACGGCCGCAGACCTCCGCATCACCTGGATAGCGAACACGGAGAGCGACCTGGCCGGGTACACCGTCCACTATGCGGCCCCCGGAGATTCCGGGTGGTCGATGGGAGACGGGCAGGCCACATATACGCTCGGGTCTCTGCCGCACACTGCGGCCGTGGGGAACGTGACCGAGCACACCCTGGCCGGCGTCGCCCCTGGCCCCTATGCCGTGGCCGTGAGCGCCGCGGACGCATCGGGCAACGAGAGCGATCTCTCCCCCGTGGTGACGGCGCTGGTGCCCGAGGCCCAGCAGACCATCGTGGTACCGCCGATCGACCTGCCGCCGAACGCGCCGACACAAATCATCATCAACCTGGTGCAGTGAGGATGACATGCCTATAAGCTACAAAGAACTTGAACGCAAAAGAGAACCCTGGGGCATAGACGTTAGGGTGAAGATATTTGACGAAGCAACCTCTGCGACCCTGCGGGAGATTACCGTCCGCTTCGACTCAGAGAAACAGATCGACTCCGAGCTCCCTGACCGAATGGCAAAAGCAATACACTCCCTTTCTGTGGCTATGCCGAGTTTTGCCGAGCATGGATGTGGTGGAAAATGTTCTGGCGACCATCAATACTCGCTAGTCCAAATAGGGGAAAGGAAAACCGTGGATATAGCGGAAGGACCTCGTGCTGGGGTCTTGCAGGTGGGCGAAGTGGAAAAGGTTCTCCGGGCCAAGGGTTTATTGCTCCCTGGTCAGAAGTGGGGCGACTTCGCCCTTGGGGTATAGGTTATGGCAGATAGATACGTTGATTCGGCAACCGGAAGTAACAGCGATAACGGGACGACACCGGCTCTTGCCTGGGCAACAATACAGTACGCCCTCTCTCAGATCAGCGCGGGGGATGATCTTTGGGTTCGCCGTGGGCATTCAGAAATACCTACGGCATCACTGAATATGAGGAGCGGTGCGAGTTATGCAGATATGACTCGCTTAATTGGGTGGCCCCGAGGAACGCTTACAGGAACGGCAACATTCACGCACGGCTCGACCACGGTGTCGAGTGTTAATATAACATGTACAAGAGCGGCTCACTGTGGTCGGTTCATCAAGAATGATGCCGACGGACGGCTTTATCTCATTACCTATATACCATCGACCTCTTCTTTCGTTATTGACCGCCCTTATGTGGGGACTACCGCATCTGAGGCAAATTTTACTATATCAGCGGACGAGGATTACTCAATCCGTCCATCGGCAGGACAGACACCGTGGGACGGAGATGCACACACGCTCCCGAAGGTTGACTTTACAGGCACTCCATATGCTCTGACATCTATGTGTACCTATCATTTCTTTGCGGGGAGGAATCTAGAGGTGTTGGGAGGAACCAACACCGATGTTGGTTGTGTAGCTTTCCGCAACGGTCGCCATAAAGAATTATGTGGGTGCGTGCTTTCAACTACAGCAAATAATTTTGTAGTAAGAGTTGGCAGATATGCCCTTCTTCGTAGGTGCATTATTAGCGGCTCTGGATCTGGTTCTAGTCAGACTGGTATTTGGTCGTATGCAGGAAGGGCTAACGTGATTGACTGCGCCATATACGGCATGGGCGGGGTCGGAGTCGGAATGCAGAACGAGATGAATTTGAAGAATGTCAACATAGGCGTTGAAGTGGCAAATGGAGGGGCAGACATCTCTATATTAAATGCATGTGCTGGTTATCAGGGGAGATTGGGCATAGATGTAAAACTGGGGGGAACCAACGGTTACGTCGCAACAGATGGAGCGCGTCCAACGTGGCTATTTATAGAGAACTATCAGAAGACACTAGGGAGACACTATTCTCTGATCCCCACGGGTGTCCTGGAAAAAGTGTCAGCAGGAACGGGAACACCAATCCCAGATCAGCGGTCGAGCGGAGCAACATCGCTCCTGGAGGTTCTCCCAAAGGGTTGTATGACGGGTATGCAGTATGGGGAGAGTTTAATTAGTACGCCTCTATTCGAGCACGAGTTTGAGGCCAGCACTGACAGTAAATCGTATCGGTATTATGTTCAGACCAATATATCGGGAGGACTCACGGCGTCCGACCTCTGGATCGAGGCCGAGTATGTAGACCAGTATGATTCTGCGTCAGAGTATCATACCACCCAGGTTAAGTCAGATGAGTCCGTTTCAGCCCGCTCCGGTATTACCGATTGGAGTCAGTTTATCGAGGTTACAGGCATCCAGCCCGCCGTGGCAAGCAAGCTCAGAATACGGGGATATCTGAACAAATATGATGCTACAAACAAGGTCTGGATAGACCCGAAAGTGGTGATCTCCTAATGGCTGTTAACGAGCCCTCCTGGTCAATAGGCCGGTCAGTCATAATTGATACCAGCGGCACGACTCCAGATGCGGCATACTGGAGTATGGGTAGGAGTGTGCTGGAGTTTGAGTACGAGGCGGAGGAGGAAGTAGAGACCCCCACCTACTCAGGGCGCGGCATCGGGCGCGGCATATCTCGCGGGATAATGAGGTAGCTCATGGAACTAGTCAGGCAAAAAAATGTGGCGACCATCATCGTGTTTCCCATCGTGGACGCGGACGGCGACCTGGTAAGTGGGGCGGCCGGACTGGACAGCGAGATCGACTCCTGGGCCGACGGTACCACCCCGGACGGATTTGCCGACTGCACGAACGAGGCCACGGAGATCGGCTCCACCGGGCAGTATTATCTCTCCCTGTCTCAGAGCGAGATGAACGCGGACTACATCATCATCCAGGTCAAGACGTCGACCTCCGGGGCCAAAACCCAGACGATCCTCATCCGCACGATGGTGGGCGACCCGCTCAACGCAGCCACCACGGACGACGGCGGCACCATCAACGTGGCATCCGGCATCGTGGAGGCCAACGCCGTGCAGGTGTCCGGGGATGCAGCTGCGGCCGATAACCTGGAGGCATACTGCGACGGTACCACGCCGCAGCCCGTGAACGTGACCACATGGAAGGGAAGCGCTGCCGCCGACATGACCGGCGACGCTTATGCCAGGATCGGGGCTCCGGCAGGAGCATCGGTCTCGGCCGACGTAGCGGCGATCAAGAGCGATACCGGAGAGATCCTCACGGACACCGGGACCACGCTGCCCGCGACCCTGACTACTATTGACGGCATCGTGGACGCGATCCTGGAGGACACAGGCACGACCATCCCGGCAACGCTGGCCACCATCGCCGGGTACATCGACACCGAGGTGGCCGCGATCCTCGCGGCCGTGGACACTGAGATCGCATCGATCATCTCCACCCTGGGTGCTGCCGGTGCAGGCCTGACCGCCGTCCCCTGGAACGCAGCCTGGGATGCCGAGGTACAGAGCGAGTGCATGGACGCCCTCAACGCCTACGACCCACCCACCAACGCGGAGATGGTGGCCCGCACACTGGCGGCCGCCTCCTACTTCGACCCGGCAGCCGATGTCGTGGCGCATGTAACCTTAGTGGATACCTGCACGACCAATACCGACATGGTTGCCGCGGCCCCGACTGCCGCCGCCATCGCCGACGCCGTCTGGGATGAGGCACAGAGCGGGCACACAGGTGCGGGCACCTTCGGGGCATACCTCGACGCGGCCGTATCCACCGTGGGCGGCGGATCTCTGACCCTGGCGGACATCGCCGATGCGGTCTGGGACGAGATACTCTCCGGACATGCCGGCGTGGGTTCCACCGGAGCGGCTCTGTCCGCGGCCGGAGGCTCGGGCGACCCCTGGGCAACAGCTCTCCCCGGAGCCTATGGCGCAGGAACGGCGGGCAAGATCATCGGGGACAATCTCAATGCCCCGGTGGGTACGGTCGACACCGTGGTCGACGCGATCAAAGCCAAGACGGACAACCTCCCGGCGGCACCGGCTGCAGCGGGGGACATCCCGGCCGCGGCCGCGATCGCCGACGCGGTCTGGGACGAGGCCCGCTCCGGGCACACGGGTGCCGGCAGCTTCGGCCAGGGCGTGGCGTCGGTCCAGGGCAACGTGACCGGGTCCGTGGCATCGGTTACGGCAGGGGTGACGGTCACCACCAACAACGACAAGACGGGATATGCCCTCGCCACCACGCCCCCCACGGCGGTCCAGATCCGCCAGGAGATGGACGCCAACTCCACCCAGCTCGCGGCTATCGTGGCCGACACGAACGAGCTCCAGCAGGAGCTCGCAAACGGAGGCAGGCTCGACCTGCTCATCGATGCGATCCTCGAGGACACGGCGGTCATCGGGGCCGCGGGCGCGGGCCTGACCGCCATCCCCTGGAACGCAGCCTGGGACGCCGAGGTGCAGAGCGAGTGCACGGATGCGCTTGCCGCCTACGACCCGCCCACCAACGCGGAGATGGTGGCCCGCACCCTGGCAGCCGCAGATTACGCCACGGCCGCAGCGCTGGCAACGGTGGACGGCATCGTGGATGAGATCCTCACCGACACGGGAACCACGCTCCCCGGAACCCTGGCCACCCTGGCAGGCTACATCGACACCGAGGTGGCCGCGATCCTGGAGGACACCGGCACCTCGATTCCCGCGCTCATCTCCGGGCTCAACGACATATCCGCCGCCGACGTGTGGGGCTACATCATCGAGGGCACGCTCACGGCCGAGATGGTGGCCCGCATCCAGCTGGCGGTGCTCGCGGGCAGGACCACGGGCGGCGGCACCGACACGGTGACGTTCCGCGACCAGGCGAACACCAAGCCCCGCCTCACGGCCGTGGTGGACACCTCAGGCAACCGGACAAGCACCACTCCGGACGGAGAGTAGGGCATGGCTGAATTCTTTCCAGAATCGTACTGGGCAGCCGATTTCTGGCAGGGACTGTTCTGGCCCTCTATCGGGGTCACCTACCCGGGCAAGGCCGGCATAGGCATCAGCGGGTGCTGCCCGGGCATGGCCGTGGCGGCAGTCGCTCCTTCCATCGGCTTCACCGCGGGTACGCCCGCGATCACCATACAGGGGGTATGAACCGACATGCCGCTCGATCTCGACATCCTCTTGACCGTTAACGAGGGATCCACCCCGAAGATCACAGCCTCGCTCACCGACGAGGCGGGGGTGGCCGTCCCGGACGCCCAGATCCAGAGCGTGACCGTGGCCGTGCACGACTACATCTCGGGAGAAGAGCTCAGGGCCGCGACTGCGGCAACGCCCTCGGGGGGCATCGTCACCACCTGGCTCACTAAAGAGGAGACGCGGATCATCGACACCACGCTCGAGTACGAGCACCGGGTGATCACCGTGGTGGCCCAGTACGCCACCACACGCTACGCAACGGCCCAGGCGTTCATCAAGGTGAACAACCTGCGCCAGCACAGCGTGCCGGAGCCGGAGGCATGATGGGCGGGGTACTACATATGGCAGGCCTGTCCCGGGGATCCACGGGCATCGCCGGGCTCGACATGGGCAGGAGGACAACTGGCCGATGAGCTTCCAGACAGAGATGACCACAGACCTCGACACATTCATCTCGGTGAACGAGTTCGCCAAGGCGGTCACCATCAGGCCTGCGGGGTGTATAGCCATCGTCACCACGGGCATCTTCACCGAGGCCTTCCAGCTGCTCAACGAGGGCACCGGCCAGGTGGAGACCACGGCCCCCGACGTGCTGGTGAAGAGCTCTCTACTCACGAACGTGGGACATGGAGACCTGGTGACCATCGACGCGGTTGACTACGCCATCATCGGCCAGGAACCGGACGGCACGGGCTTCACCCGGCTGGTGCTGAGCCGGAACGACGCATAGGAAAGGGAGCATATGACAGCATCAACAAGATGTCAGAATATGAGAAGGGTTATAAAGGGGAGCGCTCATGGTGAATAACGCGTCATTCGATATCGTCATCGAAGGGATTGATGATTGCGTCCGCGGAATCGACGTCCTAGAAGATGCCGTGGAACGTGCGACCGTGTCCTCCTTGAATAAGCTCGGGAACCTGGGGATCACGGCCTCAACCAAAGCTATCACGAAAGAATACAACATCAAGACGGCACCCGTGAAAGCCGGAATAAAACTCGAGCGTGCCAGGCGGGAAACCACGAGAAAGGCGGCCCGCATGTTCGCGACCATCAGGGCGACTGGCCGGGCCTTCCCTTTATTTGCCTTCGGAGGCCGCCCGACCACGCCGGCGTCACAGGCGGGGATCCCGCGGACCGCTTCCGCGAAAACGGCCGCGGCCGAGCGGAGGCTCAAGGCAAAGGGCGCCTATCCCGGCCGGAAGAGGGCAAGTGTTCGAGTGAGGAAACAAACCGGCCGGGTGACACTCAAGCATGCCTTTGTCGCGAGGATGAAGAGCGGCCATACCGGCATTTTCGAGCGGACCAGTGAGCGGGGCGAAAAGGGAAAGGAAAAGATCCGCGAGCTTTTTTCGGTCGGAGTCTCTTTCATGTTTGCGAAACGGGCGCCGGTGATCCTTGAAAGAATGATGAAGGACCGCGGCATCGAGATGTTTCGGCATGAGCTCGCCTTTTACATGGGCCGGATTCAGGCCCGGCGGAGGGTAGCATAATGGCGACGACCATCCGGCAACAGATCATGGACAAATACGGGGCCCGGCTCAAGACCATCCGGCCTGCGACGTATCAGACGGACATCGGGCCGCGGCGGGTCTTTGAGTGGAAAACGACCGCATGGTCGGACGCCGAGATCCCCGGTGCCTCCTACAGGGACCCGGACGACGCGATCACGGTCATCGCCCCTGGCCGGCATATGCACGAGCTCCGCGTCGAGACCGAGATCATACTCTCCGGGGCGGACGGGGTGGTCCCGGCCCAGATGCGACAAGCGATCGCCGACCTCATGGCCGCGATCAAGACAGACCTCACCTGGGGCGGCCTCGCGGAGTACACGCACCCCCTGCAGAACAAGAGTATTGAGATCGAACAGGCGGGGAAAAAATACTGTGGGATCAAGTTCGATATGATCATCGTCTATGTCACGGACGAATGGGAGGGGTAACCCATGAGTGAGCTTTATTGGAGAGATTGTCGGATCTATCACGGCGGGTACGATCTCACGGGGAAGCATAACCAGGTGACCCTTGCCCTTCGGCCCGACATCAAGGACCGGACGACCTTCCTCTCCGCCGGCGCAAAACAGAAGCGGGCCGGCCTCGTCGAGGCGACCATGTCCGGCGGCGGGTTCTGGGACGCAACCGGCCTCGACCCCGCCCTGTATGACGGGGTCGGGGTCGACGACGGGATCCTCACCTTTTGCCCCCTGGCCGGGGTCGTGGCCGACCCGGCGTATTTCATGAAGGGGGTCGATTCCGAATTCGCCCCCGGCGGGAAGATCGGGGACCTCGTGGCGTTCAACTTCGCCGCCCTCTCGACCTCGCCGGCGGTCAAAGGGGTGATCATGGACACCGGGGCAAAGACGACCACGGCCGCCGGCACGGCCCGACAGGTGGGCGCGGCCCTCGCCGAACAGAAACTCTATGCGGCTCTGCACGTCTTCAATGTGTCCGGCACCGGTGCCCCGTCCTTGACCGTAACCATCGACAGCCACGACGCGAACACCTGGGACGGGTCGGAGACCGAGCGCCTCGCCTTCTCCGCCATGCTCGCCCAGGGCGCCCTCTGGCGCGAGCTCGCGGGACCGATCACCGACACATGGTATCGGGCATCCTGGACGATCACTGGAACGAACCCAAGCTTTCTCTTTTGCGTGAGCCTCGGGATTCTCTAACCATCACAAATCAAGAAAAGGGGGATTGTAAGCCATGGCCGAGATAGTATTCAAGGATCCTCATCTGCATATCAACAACGTGGATCTTTCCGACCACGTCCGACAGGTCACCATAAAGTATGCCGCCGAGATCCTGGACAAGACAGCCGGCGGGGTGAACTCGAAGGGTAAAATCGCCGGGCTCAAGGATTGGAGCATGGACATCGAATTCAATCAGGACTTCGCAGCTGCAAGCGTCGACGCGACGATCTTCCCCCTCGTGGGGGCCGCGGCCTTCCCCGTGCTCCTCAACCCGGCCGGCGACACCACGGGCGCGGCTAACCCGGCCTACACGGGGAATGCCATTGTGGGAAATTACACCCTCGGCGGGGCCGTGGGGCAACTTGCGACGGCGCCCGTCACCCTCGAGGGCGACGGGGATCTCCTCCGGGCCGTCACATAAATGGTAAAATGGACATTTTGAAATATTCCCATTAAGCAATCCCCGCCCAGGGCGCCCCCCTGGGCGGGACGAAAAGGAAGGGAAACATGGCTGACTTGAAAGAGACCATCCTCTCGGTCCAGGACCTCGCGACCCAGACCGAGGACGTGCCCGAGTGGGGCGGCGTCCGGGTCGAGCTCCGGGAACTCACGGGGCCGCAGAGAAAAACGTATTTTGAATCGATCACGCGGGACGAAAAGGGATTCGGCAACGTGATCGAGATGCACGCGACGGCGATCGCCCTCGGCGTCCATGACCCGGCGACCGGCGAGCTCGTCTTCACCCTCGAGGACGTGCCCGCCATTATGGAGAAAAAGCCCGACGTGGTCGATCGCCTGGGGAAGATTGTCCTTCGCCTCTCGGGCCTGGGCGTGAAAGTCGAGGAGGACGTCGAAAAAAAATCCGATTCGGACACCCCGAAATAGAGCTCTATCACAGGATTGCCGTGGTAATGGGGTGCCCGGTGCGCGAGGTTTTACGCACACTCTCGAGCTCGGAGATAACGGAGTGGAAGATCGTTTTTAGGATATGGGACTCAGGTCCGGAGGCCGCCCAGGCGCAAAGGGATCTCATGAACAAAGTGAGGGGGAGAAAAAAACGTGGGTGAAAAAGAGGTCGGCGCCTCCGTCGTCCGCCTTGGGTTCAATAAGGCCGCCTTTTCCACGGGCGTCGCCGGGGCAAAGAAGGAGCTCCAGAACTTCGGCCGCGATACGAAGTCGATCGCCGGCGACATCTCCGGGGCCTGGGGGGCCATAACCGGGGGCGCGGTCGCCCTCGGGGTTTTGCACCTCCTCGAGGCCTCTGCAGAATCAGAGAAGGCGACGGTCACCCTCGGCCAGGCAATGAAACAGGCCGGCACCTACACAAAGGCCGCCCTCGCTCACAGCAACGAATACGCCGCGTCTTTGATGCGTCTCACGAACATCGACGACGAGGCAATCGCCTCGGTCCAGGAACACCTGACCCATTATGGTCTCCAGGGCGAGGCCCTGGACAAGCTCACCGCGGCCACGCTCGACCTTGCCGTCGCGCAAAAGATCGACCTCGACAGTGCGGCGAAGCTCGTCGGGCGGACCGTCGCCTCGAGCACGAACGCCCTCAAGCGGCAGGGGGTCCAGGTCGACGGCCTGGCCGGGTCCATTGAGAGGGCGACGAGCGCGTATGAGGGGATCGAGGTCCACTTCGGCGGCGCCGCGGCCGCGGCAATAGACACGACGAGCGGCAAGATCGAGGGGCTCAAGATCGACTTCGGCGAGCTCGAGGAGGCGGTCGGGGCCCTCGTCTCGGGCGAAGGGGTGGGCTTCATTTCGTGGCTCGATAAGGTCACAAGGAAGGCGACGGACGCGGCCGGGATCCTGGATAAGCTATGGAACGGGGAATCCTCGACGGACATCGACGCAAAGATTGAGGAGACGAAGGCGAGAATGGGAAAGGAGAAGGCCGCCGGCACCCCGGCGCAACTCCTTTTCTACGAACAGGACAAGAAATATCTCGCCCGCCTCATGGCGCAACGGGACAAATTCCGGGCGACCCTCCCAGAGGAGCGCCTCACCGAGGGGTCCGACGCCCTCATCCGGCGGCGCGGAGGCCTGGGCGGCATCTACACCGAGGACGACCCCGAGGGCGACGCGGAAAGAAAGAGGAAGGCCGAAGCGGCCCAAAGGAAGGCGGCCGAGGCGGCAAAGAAATACCTCGACGAACAGAAAAAACTCTGGGACCCGATCTTCCAACAGGCCCGCGACCGCCGGCGGGAGGACTACTCCCTCGACGAGGAAACCGGATATGCGTCGTGGCTCGAGGGCGAGGCGGAACGGGCCGCGGACGAGGCCCGCGAGCTCCGGAGGATGGACGACCTCATGGGGCAATTCTACGCCCGGAAGAGGGAGGATATCTCCCTCGACGAGGAAACCGGATATGCGTCGTGGCTCGAGGAACAGGAGGAGGCCTCCCGGTACATGATCGCCCTCTCGGAGAGGACGGCGGAAGCCATGGAACAGAATTTCTCCGACCTCTTCTTCGACGCCATGAGCGGCAAGCTCAAGAGCTTCGAGGACTACGCCCGGGCGATCTTCCAGAGCATACAGCGGGCGGCCGCCGACATCCTGGGCCAGATGATGAAAGAGACCCTTTTCGGAAAGGCCGGCGACTCCGGGGGTGGGTTCATTGGGTCCCTCTTCTCGGACTTCGGGTCCCTCTTCGGCGCCGGGAGCGAGTACGGCGGGAGCGAGAACGCGGTCATCGGGGAATACGGCACGACCGCCTTCGGCATGGCCGGCGGCGGCACCATCACCGAGCCGATCTTCGGGGTCGGCCGCTCGGGCCGGCGCTACAAGTTCGGCGAGGGGAACAGGTGGGAGGACGTGAACCCCCGGGGAAGTTCGACGGGCGGGATCCCCGCGAGCTCGGGCGGCGACACCTATCATGTGACCATCGTCGCCGCCGATGCGAAGTCATTCGCCGACCTGGCTGACCGGAACCCTCAGGCCATTATCGCCCCGTTCCGGAAGGCCCTGCGGAGCGGAGACAAGGGCCTCCGGGCCGACATCAGGGGGGTTCTCTGATATGGCGAAATATACCGCATATGCGACGGTCGAGTGGGCGAACCCCGTCGGGGTCCGGACCTCGTTCAGGACCATCATCACGGACTTCGGCGAATTCGGAGGCGAGCAACGGAAAAGAAAGCGCCTGTATCCTCTCCGCTCGGTCACCCTGTCATATGCCTGGATGACCCTCTCCGACATGCAGACCCTCTGGGAGGCCTTCGTCGCGCAGGGCGGCCGGTATGGTTCCTTCTCTTTTTTCCTGGCGACCGCGACCCCGAAGACCTTTACCCGGGAATATGTCGGCATCGGGGACGGGACGACAACGATCTTTAACCTCCCCTTCAAGAGCGGGACCTCGATCTCGATCTATGTGAATGGCGCCCTACAGACCGTGACCACGGACTATACCATCGGCGCGGGCACAGGGGCGGACGGGGCCGACCTCCTCACCATGGTCACGGCGCCGGCCGACGGGTATCACATAACGGCCACGTTCACCGGGATCCTAAAAATCCGCTGCCGGTATGACTCGGACGATCTCGACTTTGAAACCTTCTATGATCGCCTCGCCAATCATGGGATCACGCTCCAGGGGTTGCTCAATGCGTAACATCGACGCCGCCATTCTCGCGGCCCTCGAGGCCGAGGAGCTCCTCCCGTTTCTCCTCTTCGAGCTCACCGTCGACACGGTGGGGTATTATTTCACGGATTGCGACGTCGCCCTCGTGTACGGGGGGCACAGGTACGAGCCCCGGCGATTCGAGTTTTCCGACGTCCGATATTCCTCGGCGACCGTGGTGGACCAGGTGACCATAAAGATCGATGACCTCGACAACCTCCTCACGGGCCCCTTTATCACGGGGACCCCCCAGGGCGAGGCCGCGGTCCTCTCTCAGGTCATCCTGGATCCCGCCGACTTCTCGATCGTCGGGGATGCCCGCGTGGTCTACTTTGCCGGGACGATCGACTCGTGGGGCCTAGCGGCCGATAGCGCCAAGACGATCACCCTGACGAACAAGCTCGCGCAATGGAACCGGATGACCGGCAACCTTCACCCCTCGTCGTGCAGATATAAACAATTCAAAGAGGCCCCCTGTAACTATGCCGGCGACGCCCTGGAATGCGACCGCTCATATACGAGGTGCCAGGAGCTCGGGAATACGGCGAACTATGGCGGGTTTCGGTGGCTTCCGGACCTCGAAACAAAAGAATTATGGTGGGGCCGGGAACAGGGGAAGGAGTGACAGGCATGAAGGGAAAAAGCCTCGCCGCGATCACGAGTACCCTCACGGGCAAGCCGTACGCCCTCGGGGATCCCGGCGCCGGATATGATTGTTTCAACCTTGTCCATCAATACTTGACCCTAAAGGGGGTCGACCTTCCGGCACAGTTCGAGGGGGAGACCATCAGGACCTATGCAGATCTTTTCCGCCGGGCCCCGGTCAAGGCGAAAAAGCTCATGGTCGAATACGTCGCGAGCGTGACCGACGAGATCGAGGTCTCCCGGGCGTTCGCCGGAGACATTCTCCTTCTGTCGCTCAAAGAGCGGAAGGCCCCGGCCTTCCTCGGAATCCATGGCGGCGGGGGAAACGTCCTGTTGTCCTCCCCAGAGCACGGGGTCACCGTGTGCCCCCTGGGGAAATACGAGATTAGGAGGGCCTTCCGGTGCCGGGCGCCATTCCGTTTGTAATCCCCTTTTTCGTCAAGGTGGCCGTCGTGGGGACCATATCCGGGATCCTCTCGTCCATCTTCGAGCCCGACCTCAAGAGCTCCGCCGGCATGTCCGCGAAGGGCATCAAGGCGAACGTGACCTCGATGGACGAGCCCCTGAAGGTCATCTATGGGACCGCCATGGTCGGCGGGTGCGACGTGTTCCGGGCTACGACCGGGATGAAGAACAAAACCCTGTGGGTCGCGCAAACCCTGGGGGAGGGCCTCTGTGACGGGATCGCCCAGGTCGACGGGGTCGATCAAGTCTTTTTCGGGGACAAGCTCTATAATACCTATGGGGATGACGGGGACCTCATCACCTACACCTTCCACGACGGCGCTGCAGACCAGGTCTATGACGCGGCCCTCTATGCCGCGCAAGATCCCCTCGCGCCCTCCCTCCGCCACGACGACAACTATCGGAACGTGTGCTATGTCCTGTATCGGTGCGATTACGATTATAACTGGTTTCAGAACCTCCCGGCCCGGACCGTGCTCGTGCGCGGCCGGAAGTGTTTCGACTTCCGGGACGACACGACCGCGTGGACCCAAAACCCGGTCCTGTGCCTGCATGACTTCATGACCTCGACCCTGTACGGTGAGGGGTTCCCGGCCGCGGATTTCGATCTCGCCTCCTGGACGGCGGCCGCGAATTACTGCGACCTCAAGGGCTTCACGCTCAATGGTGTTATCTCTCCCCGGACGACGAAGGCCGAAGACATCCGGGACATGATCCTGCGGCACTTCCGGGGCGCTCTGCGGGAATGGAACAATACCTGGTATCTCAGTTATTATGATCTCAATTATGAGACATCTGTCATGGACATCGACGAGGAGAAGATCGTCCACGACGAGCAGGGCCGGCCTCTCGTGTCCATCAGTCAGCCGGGACGGATCGACCGCCCGGAGAGCCTTTCCGTTCAGTTTGTGAACCCGGCGAAAAACTACACCGATGACGCCGTCCTCGTGGGGGACCGTCTCGGTATGTCGCAGGATCTTCCCCTCCCCCTGTGCAACTCCCGCGAGCTCGCCCTCATCATCGGGAATTACACCCTCGAGAGGATGCGGCTCGATCGGACCGTCCAGGTCACTGTCCGGGACGACGCCCAGAAGCTCGAACCGGGCGACGTGATTACCTTCTCGTGCGAGGCCCTGGGCATCACGGACAACCTCATGAGGGTGTCCGAGGCATCCATCAGGCCGGACGGCCTCGTGGATCTCACCCTGATCTATGAGGATGAAGCCCTGTATGATGACGACTACGACGCGAGCGTCGACGCGGTCTACACATGCAACCTTCCGAACCCCCAGGAGGAACCCCCGGGCGTGTCGAATGCGGTTATGACCGAGGAGACATATTCCTATCGCGACCGGAGCTTTACAAAACTCAAGATCTCCTTTGACGAACCGACCACATACGCCTGGTATGATCACGTGGAGGTCTGGAAGAGCCACGATGACATCGAGTGGGTGCACGCCTTCGATACCACGGCCGGATTCGAGATTGACCCAGCGGATGAAGGGAAAACCTATTATATCCGGCTCAAGGTCGTGAACACCTGGGGGGTGAAGCAACGGGACGCGAACGACTTCAAGGTGTCCCGGACCGTGGCCGGGTATGTCACGGCGCCGGCATCGGTCGCCGCCCTCCTGGCGGTCGTGAACGCGAACGCGATCAATCTCTATGCGACCCGGCTCACCGACACGGACATCGACCTCTATGAATTCCGCCTCGGGTCCTCCTGGTCGGGCGGGATCCTCCTCGCCTCGATGAAGTTCCCGAACCTGAGCCTGTACGGGGTCAAGCCCGGTGATCATACCTTCTGGATCAACACCCTGTCCAACAATGGCCAGTACGGCGCGACCCCCCGCTCGATCTCGGTCTCCCTCCCGGCGCCGCCGAAGGGGTGGACCCTGCAGGGAACCGAGAACGACGACTTCTCGGCCGGATCACACAGCAACACCGAGGCCGTGGTTTACTCGGGTGCCGACCACCTGAAATGCTCCCATGCCGGCGGGGTTCTCGTGGGAACCTACACCGGGCCCGTGATCGACCTCTCGACCGTCACCTCCCGCTTCATCTACATCGGGACGTCCATCGTCGTCACCGGCGCCGGCACCACCTGGGACGACGTTCTCCCGGGCTCGACGACCTGGGCCGAGATCGACATCGCGAATAAAACATGGGCCCAGATATTCGAGCTCCCCTCCGGCCCGGCCGTGCGGATCTCGCTCGAGTACGGCGAGACGTCCCCGCCGGCGAACACCGTCGAAAAACTCGAGATATGCGGGACCGTGGTCTCGGGGCGCTATGTCCGGCCGGTCGTGGAGATCACCGACCCGAGCCCGGCCGTGAACGCCCTTGTCGAGGCCCTGACCATATCATATTGCACATAGGAGAGATGCCATGCCCCAGACCTTCACCGCCGATTCATTCGCCTCCGGCCACGCAGGGCAGACCGACCTTGCGGCCATGGAAAACAATTTTCTCGCCCTGCAGTCTCATTTCTCGGGCACCGGCGCCCCGTCGAACCCGGTCGCTGGCGGGGACTGGTACGACACCACGAGCCATATTTATAAGATGCGGAACGAGGCAAATGACGCATGGCTCGACTTTTTCAATCTGGCCACGGGTCGCGCAGTTGATGCGGACAAGTGCACGGGCATCACATTACAGGCCGGCGCCGGGATCTCTATCACTCATCCCGAGTTGTCGGCAAACCCGACCATTGCTCACGCGGCCCATACGGGCCACGTCACCGGGGCCGGCGCCCTCACGATCGCGAGCGGCGTCATCACCCCGGCCATGCTCGCCGCCTACACGGCCGGGGATTACCCGGAAAACATATCCCGATCGGCGGTGCTTTCCTGTACAAATACGGTATATCAACCCAAATGGGAGTGCCGTGCATCACGCTCTGGTACGGTGCGAGTCAGATGGCTCATGAGTATAGCAAATATGTATACGGCATATGGGCGGGTGTATGTGAATGATTCTGCCGTTGGTGCTGAGGTAACCACGACGTCATCTATCTACGCATATTCCGATATTTCCGTAAATGCCGGGGATCGAGTCCAGGTCTACATTCATGCCCCTTCCGCGAGCAACCCCGTTACATTTCAGTACCCGGCAATCTGTGTAGGTGCCCCACTCCTGGCTACCCCGACATGGGCACAGTGCGTGGGTGGGTATTAATGAGAGCTACCCTCGATCGCGACATCATCGTCTGTTTCACCGAAAAAGGGGAGACCGAGGTCGGGCCCCGGCCGGAGGCCCTCCGGGGCGTGGGGCTCGAGCGCCTCCGCTTCGACGGGAAAAAGATCGTCGACCTCATGGGTTTGACCGAGATATGGGTCGAGCCCCTCCCGGGCGGCGCGTTCACCCTGCATGCCGTGCCGGTCCCTGGGGCCGAACTCGTGAAGATGTCGTACCTCGACCGCCGGAACCTCGTCCGGGATCCCGGCGGAAAGATCCGGATCAAGACCGCCTCCGAGCTCACGGCGGAAAAGCTCGAGCTCGAATCTCAACTCTTGAAGAATCGCATTCGTGACACCCTGGCCGGCGCCGTGGGCGACCGAGACGACCAGCTCGCGGACCTCTACAAGATCGTTGCCGTACTCATCGACTACCTGCTCACCCACGACCTGGCTGCCGCAGCCATCCTCACCGCGATACTGCCCGGGCTCAAGGCTGCCTATCCCGCGGCGCGCACCGCGGAGACCATCCCGGAGCGCATCAGCGCGCTCTCTGCGGAGCTGGGGCAGTATTATGAGGCGAAGGACGCGCTGACAAAAGCCGCCGAAACCAAAAGCGCATAACCCATTGAAACAGCAAGGGAATAAAACCGCATAAAAGGCCCGCCAGTGCATTTCATGGCGGGTCCCCTTGTCTTTGATCATCTCGGCACGGCCTAGAGCGAGCATGCCGGCGGATCCGGAGGGAGATATCCCGGCCGGCCCGGGGAAACGGCTCAGTTATCGATCACGAAACCAAAACCCTCACGGTAATGGGCCAGTTTCTTTCCCGTCATCTTGTCGTACAGGTAAACCTTGCACTTGCCGGACTCGTCCTGGGGCCCTATGTATATGGACAGCGCGCGCGAGAAGTTTGTCTTCATGGTGATATCCATGCGGCTCCACAGGCCGGGGTCCATATAGGCGATGTTTTGGGAAGCGACGACCCGCAGGAACCCGTCCTTCTGGAGACCGACGAACGTATCGTTCTCCTCCTGGGTCAAGACGGGGCGCTCGGCGGCGCCACCCGCCGCAGGCGACTGGCAGCCCGCAAGCAGAACCGAGAGAAGGATGCACACGAGACCGACGACCGATACTGGTTTCATCATGATATGCCCTCCGGGTATTTTTTAGCCATTTCATAGAGAACGGCCTCTATTATATTCCGAATATCACAGCATGTAAATGGACAGACCCATGACAAACATAGGACAAAAAAAGATCCGGTTTTAGGGTGTTTTAGGGGGTAAAAAGAGGCATAAAGGGATGCAGGAAAACCGCACCGAACATAAGCAAAAAGCCCTGGAAACATGCGGTTTCCAGGGCTTTCCAACTTGGTAGTCCCAAGGGGAATCGAACCCCTGTTTACGGCGTGAGAGGCCGTTGTCCTAGGCCACTAGACGATGGGACCGCATCATTATCTGGCTGGGGGACTAGGATTCGAACCTAGAACGACGGAG